AAAAGTGGCTTGAAAGTCAACACCCTGCTCAAGAACTAGATTTACATTCCTTGCCGCCATTATTAGAACTTACAGTTTTAGCTATTTATCCAATTTATTTAAGACCAGTTTTAACATGTCTTTTAAATCTTCCACATCCGACTTTAATTGTTGGATTTCTTCTTTTTCACTTTGTTTTTCTTCAAGTTCTTTTAACTTGAGTTTTTTTGCTTCCATATAATTATTATATTCAGAGTCGGAGCAATTTACGATTGCTCCGCTGTCTAAACGAAATAACCCAGGAATGTCTTTAACTGGTCGTTTTTCCATATCAAGCAGTTGCGATAACTCTGAGATCACGAATCAAAGGAACTTTTGCCAAATTAGTTCCATTCATAACGATTTTAACTTGGAATCCATTAAATAAGGGGAGATTTTTCGCAGTATATTCATAACTCCTAAAATCATCATCAGTGTTAGAGAAATCGACGATCTTATCTGGTAGACCATCATTATCTGAAGCACTAACTACATTTCCATTTGCATCAAGGTTTCTATAACCAGGGAACAACTCGTAGGATTGATTAGATTCATCAGTATCTGTTCTAAACAATCTGTAAAGAACTCTGATGTCATTACTAGAATGTCTGTATGCATCAAAGAATACTTTCAAATTATCAGATCCTTTTTCGAGTTTAATGATCTTAGTAACATAAGTTGCTGCACTTGGATCCTCTGTCAGGGAGTTAACTCTACCGTCAGTAGAGAAATTCGTGATCTTAGAGTTAATTCTATTTGTAGTTAAAATAGCATTCACTCTATCCAAGTCAATCATTGGAGAAACTTTTGGATCAGTGGTTTCAAGAGAAACTTCAATTGTGAATGATTTCTTACCAGGGAAATCTTGTAGATGTTCATCTTCATTGACCTTAGAACAAATTATTCTTGGAGTCTCAAAGAAATTAGTACTCTCCAAACTAATAGGTTCAAATCCTTGATCATTGAATGATACTTGAGTTAGATTGTCAGGAGAACCTCCAGAGAAAGTTCTAACTTTCGCAGAAACTGTAGTTCCCTCAGGAATTGCAGTTTGTAGATTAGGAGTTAGAGCATTGAATGGGATGTTTTGGGTTGCATGTGGAGTTCTATTAGAGTTCTTAAGTGATAGTTGATCATAAGAACCACACTTCTTATCTTCGTTGAAGAATAGAACTGGGAATGAATTGGCATTTCCAGTAGTTCTATCTGTTCCAGACTCAGATGCATCAATCTTAATGTGATAAGAATCAATGTCAATCGGGAACAGTGAGTGATTAACTTCAGAAAAATCATGTTTTTTATTGATTCTTCTAAGAGAAACACCATTCATTTCATACTTATACACTGGTTCATTGATTGAGTGTTCCTCAGCAATGGTGTTATCTTGTGCTCTGCTGATTCCTTGTAAGGAATTTGCAGAAGTATTTACTCCAGTGTATTTAATGATTTCGTCATCAATAATAATATAACCAGGATTTGTATTATCAACTGGAACATTTTCAAAACTAGTGAAAATGCCAACGTTTTCTACAACCAAATCTCCAGTTGCGGATGGAGTATACTTTGCTTCAATTTTTGATGGTTTTTGATCTGGTTGAATTCCAGATAGAGTAACAAAGTTATTAACAGAATACATTCCGTGATTTGAATGACGAACTTTAAGGTGAAGTCCATCACTTAGAGTTTCTGCATATTTAACATTTGATGCACCGCTGATATTTGCGGTTCCACCAGTACCAACATAGAATAGAGTTGATGAAGCATCAACTGCAATATTACCTTGAACTCTATCAATAATTAGTGAGTTAAATGCGGAGATAACACCAACAGTATTTGGAATTGATAGAATTAAATTCTTACCGAAGTTTCCAGTATCTGCATAATCCACAGTTAAAGAGTCGCCAAATGCATAACCAGTACCACCAATCGATACTGTAGCAGCAACTGCAACACCACCATTGACAGTAACTGTCGCTTTTGCACCACTACCTTTACCAGTAAGAGAAATCAGATCTACATTAGAGTAAGTAGTACTTGCGGAAGTAAACGCAGTTCCTGCATTAGTAATGGTTAAATCACTACTGATACCGATAGCACCTACAAGACTTCTTAGATTTCCAGAGAATCCAGGATTACTTTGTTGCAATACTTTAACACCTGGAGTTAAAGCTCCAGTTTCCGCAGTGGATAGACTCTTAGCGATACCTACGAGAATAGACTTAGAAGTAGTCTCCAGTGGATTCAGATCGAGACTTGCAATTTGATTATTACCAATATCAAGATCTGGATTGTAGAATCTTGCAGTAGAAGAACCTTCAAAGAATTCTGCTCTATATGCAGTCAACTTAAGATCTTCATATTGTGCAGGATCCCATGTTGCACCGTTCTGAGATTTAAATAGGGAACCTAATAGTGGTTGTTGTGCAACAATAATTTGTTCAGATTCTGCCTTATCCAAGGTAGAAACATCTACTTCACCCATTCTCGAAATCCAAACATTATATTCATTAGATGCAGATAGGAGAACGAAACAATATGCTTGGTTTGGTGCAAGATAAACTGGAGATGGGAACTCAAATGTAGTTGGTACACTTGAATCGTTGGAAACACTAACTTGATCTGGAGTTAATACAGTTTCACCAAACGGAACAATTGTTTGAGTTGGCAGACCAGTTTGCATTGTTCTGATCTGACAAGTAACTGGAAGACCTGCAGTATCAACTGTTCTGAAGAAGAAATCTACCTTAGAGATAAAGATACCATTTGTATCTGGAACTTCAAAGGATTGTGCAAGTGGGTCAACCCATCTTCTCTGAGTGGTAGTTCTATCCCTAAAGGTTGTACGAGCTCTTTGTCTAGTTCTAGTTCTCTGTCGAGTCCTGCCTTGAGTTTGAGTATTTCTCTCAACGTCTGCATTTCTCATTCTGAGAGTCAGATTCTCTACGTTTTGTAGAGTTCCAGAAGCACTATATGTAGTTTCTGCTTCACTGTCCTTAGTACCAACAATAGTTGACTTAGTTTTACTAGAAGTTAGTGAGAAAGTCTTTGTTCCAGTACTAAAAGATGGTGTAGAAGAAAGAGTTGGATCTGGTAAGAATAGAGAACCGATAATAGTTCCAGAATTATCAGCTTTAAGTCTTACATCTTTAATTTTTGCAACTGCACCACTGGATTGACCTACAAGTTTCATGTCCTTCACAATGTATCCATAATAACCAGAAGCAGACTGGAGTTCCAAACCTGCAGTATCAATGTTTACAATTGAAGAAGTAGTTGAATATGCTTTTGGTAAAATTTCACCAGTCTTGTATGGATTCTGTTTGTAAGTTTGATCTGGTGCATTATAAGGACCATACTTATGATCGGCAGTTGCAACTCTAACTCTTATTGAAACAGCACCACTATTACCAACAAGAACCTCACCAACTTGGAAAGTTCCAGATACCATCTCAATTTCAATAAGTTTGGGGATAACGTATTTGGACATGTCCACGTTATCAAAGAATGGATAAACCCTACCATTAGGTTTCATTCTTCTTGCAATAAATTCAATGTTTCTACTTCTCATTGTATGAATAACTTCAGTAGAAACAACTCTGTCTCCTAGACTTGTAGAATCAAATCTTTCAGCAACTTTAAGTTGAGTACCAGTTCTTTGTTGTCTTGTAGTAGTGAGAGTTGTGGTATTTGTAAACTGGATAAAAGTATCTCTTCTTGTGGTTCTGGTTGTACGTAGTCTACCTCTACTTCTTCTGGGGCCTGTAGTTGTAGTTCTACCAATCCTTCTACTGTCAACCCTAGTTCTCCTAGTATTTCTTCCAGTTACCTGTGTTCCTCTCCAAGTTGTATTCCAAGAACCCCATTCTACAGGAGCTAAACCAGTATTACTATCAGCACCAGTTTGCTGCATAGTTGTCTTGTAATTGCCTTCAATGTCTGCAGTTCTCTTGGTTTTTTTAGTTTCAATCCAAGTATCAGTTGCTGGATTAAGTTCAATAGCACCAATCCAGTTAACAACATGGAATGGATTAACGTTTTCGGATCTAGTAGCAAATTTATTTGCAAAGTAAACTACATCATCGTAGTTTAGACAAACAACATCACCTTTTTTAATGGTGTTAGGAGTTCCAAGATCTTGAACAAATCTAAGATCGGCTGCTGGATCTGGCGTTCCAGATGAACCAATAACCGCTTCAGATCCAAGAAGTAAATCAATAGCAGTAGTATAATGAGTTGGTCTTAAGTGACCTTCAAGAGTGTCAATAGAACACCTATAGTCGGATGCAGCAGTTTCACCACCAAATACCGATCTAAAGTTATCAACAAAGAATCCAGACTTAAATCTATCCAAACCAGTCTGAGAGTCTCTAATAGTTAAGTTTTTAGTTTCAGTTTCAAGTAAAGAAAGTGCAGTATAATTTTCAACACTGGTAATTCTATCTTCAAGTTGAGAGATATCGATCATTCTATATCTCTTATGTGGAGTAAGAACTACTTCCACGTCATCAGTTTTAAATACGTATGGTGGAACTGTAATGGTTCCTACATCCAAAGATCCATCAATCACTTGAGGTTCTTTAGGTTCTTTAGATGGCACACCTTCTGCAAGGAAGAACTCACCATCTTTGTTTAGATAAATTCTATCAATTCTACCGAGATAGAAATTATAATCTAAGTTGATTGCTTTATCAGATACAAAGTTAAATGGTGAAGAGTTTGTAGCCTTTGCAAAAGCTCTTGCATTATATTCAAATGGAGATCTTGTAGCGGTAGCTACATCAAATGGCACAACTCTTGGTCTAACATCAATAATGTCACAACCAGCAACACCATCTTCTAAAATAGGAATTTCGGACTTATATCTTTGCTTTTCATAAGAATCTACGGTTACGAAGTCACCAGGGTCATCAGCATTTAGAACATAGTGATTAAAAATAACTTTTAACTTTCTGGTTGGTGCAGCGCTATCGCTGTTTCTTTCTAGATAAGAGTAATCGCAGAATTGTGGTTTTTGATTTGGAACCAAACTAAAGTTTGGAAGAATGTCTCTATCACCGACAGAAATTGCAGAAACATTTGCAGTAACCTGAGACTCTGCAAAAGTTACTTTTTCATCTACCTGGAAAGACTGTTCATTTAGATAAACAAAATCTACTTGATTTGTTGCGTTATTAACAACAACTGTAGCAACCGCTCCACTAGTTTCGCCTTTAATGTACTCACCTTTAATGGTATTGAGAATATTAGCATTAAAGTTAGTTAATGTGAGTTTTGGTAGTTCTGGTTCATTCTCATCATTAGACTCGAATATAGCAAGAACATCCTGAACATCTGGTACATTGAGACAAATTTGTTTATCCTGAACTCTAGTTCCAAATATTTTACCAAAAGTAAGACCATCTTGGAATGAAGTAGTTGCAGTACCAGAACCTTCTTTGGAAGACTTATCTACAATCAATACGGCATTTCTATTATATACTTTACTCTTTGGAGTAAGATCTTTCTTCTTGAAAGTTACTGTTAATCTTGCAGAACCACTAGCTACACTAAGATCTTGCAATGTAATGGTTCTACCATTTACAGTCAATTTACTGTTATCAAGACTTTCAATTGCACCAGTGCTAGTGTAAGTAAGGTTATAATCCTCCTCATCAAATGGTTCCAGAGTCATACTGTTATCAGTTTCAAGAGTCTGATTTAAACCATTACCAGAGATGGTAACATCATATGCCTTTCTGACTACAATATTAGACTCCGATAGGTTAGTATCAGAAACATTGATTTCTTCAAGAGGCGCATAAAGGTATGCCTCATTAAGATTAAATTCCTGAGGAACTAGTTTTAAAACATTAGTTACTGTAATTGTACTACCAGGTAAAGCACCATTAGAAACTCCAGTAACCGCTGTCGTAGCACTTACTGTAATTGTTTTTGCAGATGCACTTACGGCAGTTACTTTGTTGAAAGTGGGTACAGTATCACCTTCTTGTGCATATGCAACAATATCACCTGTTTGAATACCTACACTAAATGTTTGATTTGGTGATTTAATTACACCACCAGAAGTAATGCTGAATTGATCTCCTTGAGGAGCAATAGCAATACCTCTATTCAAAAGAATATCCGCAGTGAATGCTGCAGTGCTAGAATGAAGTTGTTTAACATCATTCATACTGTAATCTCTTACATCCTGAATGGTTCTAGAATCATCTTCACCATTAATTTTAATCTGTTCGTTAGGAATAAAAGTACCAGATACTTGATACAGTTTTAATTGGTTGCTTCCAGATACTGCTTCTACAAGGTATCCATGAGCACTACTATTCTTACCTTCGATATAAGCTGGTAATGCTAAATCAATGGTAGAATTAAGATTGATATAATTATAAGTTTGTACGTCGTATAATGATACTACGAATGGAGTAGCATCATTTTGATAATCAGCATTTTTGAGTTTTAAATCATAAACTCTTGCAACACCAATTTCGAGACCCGCTGCAGTTCCCCCACTTACAGTTCTTTCCGAACGTAATGAAACTGTTGACGTTGAAAATCCTACTGGCAAAGAACCATGAACATTATTCAGTTCAAATTGTCTACCCAGAGTAAATGGAACACTTGAATTTTCTTTTAATTCGGTAGTTCTGGCTTTAGGTACATCAAGAGAGGTGGTGCTAATAGTTTCTACTTCATATCCTCTGACATATGCTTTACCTGGAGAAATTTGTAAAGATATAAAATCGTCCGAAGGAGTTATTCCAGATTGTGTTTGTTGATTTGGTAGATAAACACCATCATTTCCAATTTGATCATTTAGAGATTCTTTTACTTCAATCGAAAACGGAGTTACATAATAGTGACCCGATTCATCATATGTTCTTCTAGCTAACTCATCACTAATAACATTATATGTGCTATCTTTTACGAATTTTTGAACTATGCCGTTTTCAATTCTCAGTAATTCAATAAAATCTTCATCATTTAGATCATCCAAACTCTTTTTAATTAGAGTTGTAGTTATTTTCAGTCTATCTGCACCTGGAGCAGCAAAGTTTGAAAATCCTCTTGCATTATCAAATAAATCTGGATTTTCTGTAGATGCAACCGTAATTTCTTCATTTATAAAGAGACCAACCCTATAGGAAGGAGTATCTCCATATTGATCAAGAATTACCTCCTGAGCAGGAACATTTACAAAAAATCCTCTAATAAAGTAGACACCTTCTGCAATTTTTGCAACAGAACCCTCACCAACTGAATCGGTGAGAAGAGTAGTAGCAAAAGTAGACTCGGATCTAATAGTAGATAGTGAATACTTTACATCCTGAGTAACTACAAGATTTTCACCAGCATCAAAAACGGTTTTTTGATTTCCATTAGCACCCTCATCATTTTCACTACCAGTTGAATATTTTACATAGAGAGTTGCATTTCCCCTTTCAGATGTACTTGAGGTAATATAATTTACAACTTTTGCCTTAACACCACTAATTTGACCCTTGATTGTTTGACCAACCAAAGCATCCAAATAAATTTCTACTGGAACTCCTAAGTGGTTTGCATCAATTTGAACATAAAAATAGTCTGGGTCATATGCAATTTGACCAGGAATTACGACTGATCCTTCTTTAAAGAAGTGTTTACCAAACTGTTCTACTTGATCTTGTAGAATTGACTGTAGGGTAGTAAGTTCTCTTGCCTGAATAGGAGTTCCTGGCTTGAATAAAACCCTCTGATAACTATTTGACGCATCAAAATCGTCAAAGTATGGAGAAGCGTTTAGATTGATATTCTGTGCCATGTTGATTTAGAACTCCAGTACAACTTTGATATCTTCTTTTTGGCTAGCGGATCTAGGGATTGGGGCCCTGTTATCTATGTAGATTAGTTCACCAGACTTTTTATTAAATTCTGCAGATCCAATACCAGCTACAAAGTCTAGACCTAATTGGTATATCTTATTATTTATTGAGGTAGTGATACCTTGGAATGCAGTATCAATCGATAGTGCTGGTCCTACGATGGAATTGCAATTAATTGTTACACCATAACCTGGTTCTGGTGACGAAGTGAATGGGATAATTTTGAATCCAGATTCACTCGACGCTAGACCTGTTGGTTGATAATACTTAAGAACGCCAGTTGTCTTATCCCAAGAAGCGACAAATCCAACAGCAGTAGATCCAAGACCAACAGTTTGTTTAATAACGGAATCAACTGCATATGTTGTCGCTGTGGTAACACCAGATAACTTAAGGGCACCAAGACCACTAACCATATTTTGACTTAATATTTCAGTGTTACTATTTGGAATAGTTGGATTTTTCAAAATACCAACTCTAGCAAAGTCATTTCCGAGAATAATATCTGGATTAGTTTCAATCGTTTCATATCTAGAGAAGAGAAGAACTCTATATGCACCCAGTTCTCTATAAACGTCATAACCATGACCTCCCTTTGGCGGCATGATTACCTTAAATTGTGCAAATGAAGTTGTTCCAATTCCCGTATTTGCTAAGTTAGCAAGTGATTCTCCAGCATTTGATTCTGGAGCACCAGGATAAAACTGGATAGTTCCATAAGTGTAATCTTTACCACCATCAGTTACAAATACTTCAGAAACCTTTCCAAAGGAATCGATAGTAATAGTTGCTTTGCCTCCAGTGCCATCACCTAAAATTGGTACGTTCGAGAAAGATGTGGAGATTGGCTGATAGTTAGAACCTCTGTTGTCAATAAGAATTGTTTCTACTTTACCATCAACTGCATTATTCTTAGTAGATGCAGTTTCAGTGGAACTACCCCAATTTTCGGGAACTGGAATATATTCAATAGAATCGAACTTTACAATTTCAGATGGTTTGATCGTAAACAAATATTTCCAAATATAACCATCACCTGAAGTACCTGCAGCTCTTGGTTCTAAATCGATGAAATTTGGTACATCATATGATGGTTTTCCTGCAGGGTTTTCTGGATCAGTGCCATTCTGCAGACAGATATAAACTCTTAAATCATCATTAATAACGTAGTAATTTGACTGATATAATGAAGTTGCTTCATTAACTGGAGTTCTGTTATAGACACTATAGTCATGTCTATACATTTCATACGTTGTACCCGAAACCCATTCAACCTTTCTTACAAGTCGTCTTACGTCTTGCGACGTAATTTGTCTCATTGCAATAATTGATTGCTTGATTTCGTTTTCTTCTTTAAATCCATCCAGTGGGGATGGAGTATTAGTTGCCCAATCTGATGTGCCACCTGCCTGCGGTTCCAAGGCATTGGGCATACCAATGAACGTATAATACTTATCAGTAGTACTCGCAGCGCCGGTAATGTTCTTTACGAAATTCTCGGCGTTAAGAATCCTAAATTGATCCGATATAATTGCAGGCATTTTAGAACAAACAGGGGTTTTCCTTCTTAGTATTTATTGATTTAAATTGACCTAGTTCTGTAAATGAATGGGGCAGTGCCCAATCCAACAATTCCTTGGTCTCGATTAACGGTAAATGCTTGAGGTTTTCCTAAAACTCTATTTCTAAAGTCGTAAATTTTACCCCAAGAATAATGTCCGTAGAATCCATTAGTGTTGACTCCACTAACGTCAGCACCTCTCTGATAAACTTGAATTGAATCACCAGCAACCGAAGAATCGTTCGCTTGGAAGTTACAAGTTACGGTAACAATACCTGCTTGAGCAGTAGTTACCTGTTCAACTCGATAGACACCATCAATAAATTCTTGTTCGGTACGCATGATACCGACAACAGAATCTGGATAATTGGCCATACCATTCAATCCATCCAAGGTAGTGATTCCAACTAGTGTACGTCCAATTGCAACATTACTATTTTGAATTACGAAATAATCACCCTTAGAAAGTTGCGAGTAAGATACACCAAAAGTATTCAGTGAAGAATAACCAATTCCAAGAGCGGTGTTGTCATACGTCTCAGATTTCAGTATAAACTCAATCTTAGGTGACGTGGTTCCAATTCCAGGAGTGCCGGCGGGGAACGTTGTGACACCAATGATTGCGCCAAAATCACCAACGGCCTTAATAGAATCAATCTGTTCTTTCTTGATGATAGGACTTTCAATCAATACTGCTGGTGGATTATCTTGTGAATAACCAAAACCACCATTAGTGATAGTAATTGAAGTGACAACACCAGCAGTTTGAGATGTTTGAGCGGTTGCTCTATTGAATACTTGGTCGGAAACTACAATTGTAGAAGCAGAACCAACTACAACATATCTACCAACAACTCCATAATCACCAGAGAACAATAGACTCTTAGGAGTTGCAGATCCTACTTCGGAGACTGGTCTTTCAATCCATGTTTCGAGGTCGAAAGAATAATAAATCTTACCGCTATCATCAATAGCTACATAGATGTTTTCAAGTTCAATGGTTACGAAATTAACAGATACATTAGTTGTCACCTTGCTCAGTCCCGCAAGAGAAGTTCCAGTAATAATAGTTCCACTGGAACCACAAATAACGTAAACTCCATTTCTATAAATTACTTTATTCAAGTTCTGACCCGCGACACCTGGAACACTCGTAGAAGTCCAGATTTGTCCATTTGGTGATGTCAAGATAGTGCTGTTATTTCCAACAGCGATGAATCCAGAGGGACTTCCAGCAACACTATTAATACTCTGAGTAGTATTGGAAGTTACACTAGTGAATGTAGTAGTTCCAATTCCAGAACCTTTGAAAATAGATCCAGCAGTTCCAACTATAGACCAGACATCGAGATTGGGGTTGTAAACGATATCTTTAAGTTGTTGTCCATTTTCACCATAAGTACTATCTACAGTGTTAGTTTGTCCAGTCGCTGGTTCCAATCTATCTTCTTTAAGAGTTAGTTGAGTCCAAGTTGAATCAATGGTCTGACCATAACCAATACTCTTAGTTACATATCCATATTCACCAACAGTAATATAAACGTTGGTTCCACCAACTGCAACAGAATTGAATACAATTGTGTTTCCAAATCCAACGGTATTATCAAACCAAACATCAGATCCTGCACTAAATGCATATCTAGAACTACTTCCAACTGCAATGGATACATTACCTTTTTCAACATCGTTAAATGTGTATATGTCGGTAGTCAGTCCAGATGTTGTCTTCCAATCATTGATTGGATCTTTAGATCCAATAGCACTAGAAGAAATATTGATAACGGGATTATTTGTAAATGCATAACCAACGCCGCCATCGGAAAGAACAATGGAGGAAATAGTTGATGCAGAAGAAACAACCGCAGTTGCAATTGCAACTTGTGTGGTTCTTTCATCCACAATAACTACATGTCTATCATCTTCACTAATGGTATCCAGTTCACTAAAGATTGGGAAAGCGTTATCAACATATACCTCAGTATCACCGAGATTCACGTTATTAATAACTCTAGCATTTGGAATAACTTTTCCAGATAGTCCTGGTCTTGATTTAGGAATAATGGAACCATTAATAACTCTATCAAATTCCTGTTTTCTCCAGGTCAATGGTCTAATATTATCTGGATTAGTGTCAATACCTACACTAGCATAAGTAAACGTATCAAATTCATCAGAAGCTTGAATCTTTTTAATTACTCTTTCAAACTGATCTCTATCTAGAGGATCTTCTCTATTTTCAGCAATGATTACTCCATCGCCTTCTTTCAAAGTTGCTGGAGGATTAACAGTTTGAACGTCAATACTTGAACCTCTAAAGAACATCACTGTGCAAGTTGAATTTGGTTTTGGCGCCTCAGTGAAGATAACTCTAGATCCACGGAATTCATAAGCTTTTCTTGGTTCCTGTAGAATATCATTAATATAGATGAACAAATTATTTTCAAGAACCAAATCAGAACCTTCGAGTTTTCTTAGACTCAAGATATCAGTAACTCCGTTTTCAGTAACTGTTAAAGTAAATTTCTTCCTAAATCCATTAAATTTATCAGAGAAATCATCAAAGAGAATAAACTGACCAGGATAGAATCCCGCAAACTTATCAGTTTGAACTTCTTCTACTGTGATTTGGAATTCTTCAAAAGATCCAGAAAGGGCTGGATCTTGGATAAGACCTGGTACTTTTAGAACGTCACCAACTTTATAAGCTCTTCCATGATCATCAATTTCAAAATCCTTGATACTAGATCCAACGCCAATTGTGACTTTAGCGGTTGCTTCAATACCAATACCAGTACTTACACCAGCATAATGAAGATCCATATTTGAATATCCAGTTGGTCCAGTAACAATAAGCGAAACTGGATTAGATGGATCATAACCAAAACCAGGTATGACAACATCAAATGCAGTTACTGTACCACCCGCTCCAAGAATTGCAGTAATAGAAGACGCAACGCTAACATTAGTAGAAGATGCAATACTTACGCCAGGTGGGAACTGATATCCCTTACCGCCACCAGTCAACTTAACATCATAGATTGTTCCTGGTTGACCTGTATAATTATATGTTTCCAACTTGTTAGTAGTAACATTAAAGAACTTATTATCTGCAAAGAAACAATCAGTTGGATCATTAGTAATTGATTGAGATCTTGCAAAGGATGCTGTTCTTATATCACCTGGTGTAGTTAACTTATATTCAAATACTTTATCGGTATCTTGATCAACAAGATACATGAAAGTATCATTATGAGCAAAAGCAATTCCTCTAGCAGAATTTAATACCTGTCCACCAGCAAATGCAGAGTTACCATTATTACCATCGACTTGAATGAAAGTACTCAGTCCAACATTATAAGAATCAAGATCCCAAGCAGTGTCTAACTTAATCTGAATGATTCCATTTTCCTCAAGTAAATAAACATATGATCCCGTAGAAGAGATACCAAGACCTCTTGGTGCAATATCATTGTCTATAACTGGATCCTGAATAGATTCAAGATCTGAAGTGGAAATTGTATTTGTAGAAGTTCCTACATTTGTTGTATAGTCGTAAGCAGTTGCAAGGGTTATTTTTTTAATTGTACGATTTGATGTTCCAGTAAACCAAAGTTCAGTTCCATCATCATTGAATGCCATACCATGCATACCACCTTCATGGTTGAAGGAAGTAGAAGTAAATCCAGAATTACTGTCAATGGCCCATGCAGTAGATAATGTACCGACGAAGATTGCATCTGGGTTGCCTGTCTTATCTGCAAAGAGAACTTTAGTTCCGTCAGCACTGAAAGTTAATGCTGATACATCGGTAGTATTGAGATCAACACTAGTGCTCAGTCCAGAAACACCATTACCAACACTTGCAATACCTGCTGCAGAGAGTTGAGTTTGATACCCAAATCCAGTGGTAATTGCGACCTTAGAGATTCTACCAGCACTTGGAGTTCCAGAAAGGAATCTCAAAACGTTTTCTGAAGATCCATCAACCGTGAAGTCTTGTCTAGGACGTTGGAAAACGTTGTTAATGAAGATGAACGGATTGTTGTTAATGTCAGTTCCTTTGTTTACATCATTAAATGCTGTTTGTGTTGGAGCATCATTAACTTTAAGAGCAAACTCAGTTGCAGCAATACCAGTGAATGCAAGAGAAATATCATCAAAGACTACATTCTTATCTTTAGTCTTGTCTGGATCAAATCTTCTACTAAATGCTCTACCGTTGAAAGTAGATCCAGTTTCCAGACCAACTGGACCAATTTTACCATAAGGTGGAGTTGTAAAGAAGATAGTATCACCAACAATATTGTAGTCACCACTTACAATAGTTGCTGCAACACCAACCGTATACGCGGCACCAACTGTACCAAGATATTCCCTCTCAACTTCAAGAATATCAGTACCTGCAGCACCAACAGACTTGATTAAAATATATTCATTATCAGTATTGATAATATCACCAGATACAATTGAGTTAATACCAACGGAAACTTGAATTAGGTCTGTAGTTAATCCAACTGCGGATCCGAGAGTAATCTCAAGATTTTTTCTTCTCAATTGATTCTGGACAATACCATCAATTGCAATACTAGTACTTGCATTTGCATCTTTTATTTGAATTGTAGCAGTTCCTACACCAATAGAAGTAATATCAAATGGTAGTGCAGTAGACAATCCAGATAATTTAAATTCCGAATCACTTTCTTTTAATAAGAAAACAGAATCTGGTAGAGTATTTCTACCTAAGACACTTGGGGAGAATGTAATATCATCACCAGGCGTTACACCGCCGATATTGGTTCCAGAAACTGTAATAACAGAAGTTGATGCATAACCAGATCCACCTTGAGTAACAGTTGCACCTAAAATTTGACCCGTGTTATTTCTACTGATAGTAAATGAAGCGCCAGATCCAACAGTAGATGAACCAGGAACACTTACATATGTGTTATTTGCTTCGGTTTGAATTCCAGTAGGTCCTACAGATGTAACTGTAAATGTATAATCATTTGCAGGTGAAGTTCCATTGAAATATGTGCCACCAATCGTTACAACTTCACCTACACCAAAGTTCTTACCAGCTTGAACAAGAGAACCAGTTGTAGAAAGTGCAACACCGTCACCAGCGCCATAAGTTACTATAACATCAATTACAACTCCCTCACCATTAGTAGCACCAGTACCAACAACGTCATTAAAGAGTTGTGTAGTTGGTCCAGGCGGTACAAGAACAGTTGCAACACCTGTTACTGCAATTGGTTGTCCAATTCCATTATTTTTAACACCACTACCAGATAAATTATCAACCTCCATGACAACATCTTTTTCACCAGATGCATAAGATGTGGTTGCAATACCAATTCTTGTACCACCTAGTGGATTATAAACTAATTCCTGACCAGATTGGAAGTTATGATTTTGGAAAGTAAAGATATTATTGACAACATCAACAACTGCAGAATCTCCAGAATCAAAAGTCTTCTTAAATAGAGGTTCAGAATTTGAAGTCAACTTGAATGATGAAAGACCGACTATAATACCACCTTTAGTTAGAGAAGGTGATGTAATAACAGATGGTGTTTGGTCCGTACCAATTCCAATAATATTGGTGACAATACCAACATAATTACGCAAAGAATATCTTACGTTAGCGCAATCACCAGTACCAAATCCAACTGCAGGAATAGAAGAAAGACTGCTATTTCCAATTGCAACTGTCAAAATACCAACGAGAGACTCAATATCTGTTTGAATACTTGCGGTATAGGCACTAGCGCCAACTCCAGGTAGATTGAGAGGAACAATAGTATCGTCAGTATAATACAACTCATTTCTAACTGCCTTCTTCATATAATCCATTGCGGATCTGAAGATGTAGATAGACTCAGCTTCTTCATAGACAAGACCATCAGTCTTCTGATTACCCTGTGCGTCAAAGTAGAACTTGGTGTTTCTTACGGTATGTTGATTAGTGTCATATGCAATATCTTGAGCAACACCATCAACGATGTACTTAAGATCTCTGTAACACTTAGCAACACCAGTAGAATATGTTCCGACATTTTCTCCAGGCAATGAAGTAAGAGTTGCAACTCCAATTGGTCCAGTTACGACCGCAGAAAGAGTAATAATCGTATTTTGGACATCTTGACAAGCATCAACTGCAGTATTTGAAACTGTTGTTCCAACGCCATATACTGGTGGACCTTCAGAAGCAGCATAAGTCACTCCCATGCCATTTCTAACGGCAATTCTCATCTTGTTTCTTGCAACATCAAAGAGGTAATTAGTTTCTTCTGCCTTAATAACCAACTTATCATTATCGGGGAATGGTCCATCAAAATAATATAACGCTTCCTGTCTAGCGTATCTATTGCCACCAGTAAATAAGTCAGTTGCAACAGCATCAACAAATCTACCAAGAATCATTCTCGCTTTAGTTTCTTGCGTTGAAATACCAGTGTATTGTGCAATACCTGATGTCATTGTTTCATCAATAATTTGTTGTTGGTTTTCTTTGATTAACTTATAACCAATTGCATATCTGTTTTGTTCTTCATTCGCAGTACTACCTGGAATAATGAATGTTGGATATGGAATAGCGACAGATGCAAGAGCTTTATCCAAGATCTCTCTCTTATTTTCAACAATAAGATCTCTAGCATCATGATTGAGAACAAAATAATCGTTCGCTGGATCTTGCAAAACACTTAGATTAAACTGTTGAGGTGTACCAGTTTGATAGTATGTTGGTGGAGTTTGGTTATTAACAACATACTGCCCTAAGAAACGTAGATAGTTAAATCCATAAATCGTTTCAGTAGTATTGATACCGATAGAATTTCCACCACTCCAATAAGAAGATGCAACACTAACAGTATGGTTGTTTGCATTATATTTGAGATCAGAAGAAACTGCGTCAATTACTCTACCAGTCTTAGCTTTAAATGCTTCTGCATCATAAGATGTACTAGAAGCAAAACTTACATAGTTGTAATTTACTTTCGCTAAAACCTCATCAATTAAGAATTGTCTATTAAGATCTAAAAGATCTGAAGCATCTGCATAAGTGCCGTCCAATTTTTGTTCAGAACTACCATTGAACTGATCAGAAATATCATCAATCTTAATGACTTTATTAGTTTTACTGAGAATAAAGCTCTTAATTGGAATTCCACCATCCATAAAGATCTTTTGTGTTGATCCATCAGGAAGTAAATCTTCCTCATAAACCATATTAAATCCAACTCTGTCGTTAAATGATACTAGTTGATCAATATTTACTAATAGAGAAGAAGTGCTATCTACAACAATTGGTTTTAAATCCGCAGACTTAGCAATGCCAACAGAAACTTCTGAAGTGGTTGGTTTAGTAATAAATTCAAAGTCCGAGAACTCTTTGAATCCCGATGGGTGTACAAGAGATCTTACTGGTTCTTTCCACTTATCATAACTTAGTTGACTCTTAATAGAATATGAGAACTTCTGATAGTAGAAGTTGTCTGAAATCCTTTGTTGGAAATCATTTAGAATACCGACAGACTTATCCAACTCAGCAACTTTATCTCTAGAAATTCCCAAAGTAGAACTGAGATTGAAGATACTAAAATACTCAACTGTTCCGATTACTTTGGAACTTTCACCAGTAAGTTTGTCTCCAGTTCTAAGTTGTCCGAATGATCTACCAACTCTAAGTTGATTGAGGTCATTATCCCAACCACCTTCCATAGCTATTCCAGAGAATGTAGGTCCAGTTACCTTTTCCTTGGATAGATAAGCAACATCATCTTTCAGGACCATCTCGAATTGTGGCACCTGTTTCTTGTTAACAAGATAACCTAGAGTAATTCCATCATCATAAACACCGAAAGTACCAGTAGTGATACCCGTCATGTCATAAGTGACAGTATTATTCGTGGTACTAATTCCAGTTACCTTGAAGAACTTATAATCGTATGCATCGGAATTAAAGTTTGCTAAATGGTCAGTAGCTGCAGTTAGTCTACAACCCTCAACAAATACTTCGTCACCAACATCAAATGGGAACGCTGTAGTAACACCTGAGGTGAGAATATCAGCATTAGATAGTTCCGCAGTGATCGATGATCCATTAATGGTAAAGAAATCAATATCAAATCCCTGAGAGTGGTGGATAGTAACAATATCAAGTGCCGAACTAAAGTCAATTGCATTTTCAGCCACCTCAACCTTAGTAATAGAACCACCTTCTAAGGTTGGAATTAATTTAATACTTGTTTTATCTGGAACAATAAGAGTTGGAGTTTGATTATAACCTCTACCTCCAGTAGTTATTCCAATATAATCAATAGTTCTAATATCTTTTATACCTACAACTGATGGGGTACTTAAAAGTGGAGATAGAGTCGGATCGGTTGGATAATCAAATCCATCCTTTACTCTTTCATACTTCTCAACTTTACCAATATCGTCAGAAATTAACTTAATGTTTGCGTCTTTTCCTTTTACGGTTTTAATACTGTCAATCAAAGGTAATCTATCATATCCAACACCTGCAAAGTTAATCCTAAGTTTATCAATAGGACCACTTGCAGTTTTTGAAGTAGTTGTATAAGTTACTGTAGTATTAGAACTATTATAAGAAGACTTTTCAGCATCAGTTGGTCTTCTATTAAGATTGAATAAGTAATTGGTGTTGTCACTTACAGTGATAATATAATCACTGTTTAGTGAGTGTGGAACTATATCTATTTTGTTCGCACCAACTACTTTCAAATCTCTAGATATTTCACTCTTTCTTGGATCGGCGGGCCCTTTTGGTATTAAGGTGTAATATAAGGCGGAAGGAATACTACTATTGGTTGTTTTTATTTGTACCTTTGCATCTGCAGTACCAGGAGTTCCTTCCCTGGTAATAGAAAATCCTTCTTCATTATTTCCGACAATTTCAAGTCTTCTGGTAAAATCTGGATCTTCATAGAATTCCAGGTCCATTTCAGCAACACTAGAGTCTGAAATATCAAAACTAATAGTATCATTTTTGATGAATTTTAATGGGGGATTTACTCTATACAGATTGTGATCAGATCCACCTACGGTATCAATATTAACTGTTATTCCCTTATCAATGTCACTAAAATATTCAGTGAGTTTGATTTTATCCTTATCTGTTTTAAATACAAAGTAACACTTATTATTGACAAGACCATCTGCTGGGTTATCAGAAATATAAACTACTTTTTCACCTTGTTCAATTTTCTTTCCAGAAAGATCTATAGTATTATCTGTTATAGAAATATCACTGGCACCAAAAGAGACAGGTCCTGTTGTCATCTTCCTAATAACAGGATTGTAGAAGACAGATATACTATCAACCTCTCTATTGTTTATGGAGAATGTGATTCTATCTCCAGAAGCCAAACCATGAGATACTGCGGTTCCCACTGTTGCACTATATCTCTCAATAGTTCCAGTAATTTCTTTATTAACAGTTGCAAAAGAGTGTGCAGCACCAATTAGAGGGAAACTTGAATCAAAGTTTACGAACTCTGCGGCGTTTAACTGGGTTCCAATACCCGTAGTTGAAGTAAATCCAATAGTAGAAATACCAACATGGTCATGACCAAGGTTTACTGCATATACCGACTGTCCATTAACAAGTGATATAGAAACACCAGAACCAACATTATTAATGTATAGAGAAGTACCAGCAAGTCCTACATGATACTTAAGTTCTTGCCCTGTATAAAACTTGTGTCCAGGAATATAGATAGAACTCTTTGGTACAGTTCTATATTCAACAATAGTTCCACCTACACCAAGAACTTCTCTTACGGACCCAGTTGTTCCAGTGCCTACAGTAACTTTTGGATCAAAATAAGTAACTTCATTAGTATAAACATAATCATCAGGAACTTCATCTGGATTCAGAGTAATCTCAAAAACAGTTGGTTTTAATGTAACGAGATGATTATCATTAAAAGCTGTGTGGATTCCTGGATACTCTAATCTATTAATATCAAATGCAGAATTTTTGTCATCAATTCTAATAATTCTGCAAATTTCCGTACCGATTCCGATCATATCTTCTACACGGAATCCACTGATATCATTAACAAAAATTGTAGTTGTAACACCAGTAGCGCTGATCATGTCAGCGGTCAACTTAGTTGTTTTATTTCTAATACTTACTACCCTATCACCTTCTACAGACTTTGCGGATGTCGTAGAAATGCCAGAGATATTAATAGTTTCATTATTTAAAATTTCATGAGGATCGGTAAGTTTACACTCTACAGTGTCTAATTTCTTAAGATCAAATACAACGCCAGACGTTACTGTTTCATTTACTCCAAAAGTATCAACGGTCTTACCTTTGATTTTGGAGATAGCAATATTTGCACCACCGCCACTTTCTCCTCTATTTTTAATTACTAAACTATCACCTACTTTATACCCATCTCCTGGAGAAAAGACTGCAGTGTCTTTAATACCAGAAGTTCTTATTTCAGAGACTCTAAACTCTTGTTTGAATTTTTCATCAACTTTGTCAATTGGTCTATACTTAGAATTATTTGAAGTAATATAATACTGAGATACATTCCTGGTTAATCCATGAGCAGCAATATCAACATCTTGGTTAATTGATGGTAAGAAGTTTTCTTCAATAGGCTGAGAATGGAAATATGGTCCAATGAAGTATGGATAAGTTGGTTGGGATTTTCCAGTTTGATCGGTATTTTGAGAAACAAAATATGCATAAGTTCCGTCTGGATATTCTGGAGTCTTGCAATATCTGCCATTGTTTTCATCAAGGTCTCCAGTTCCATTGTAAACGTAATCATTTACAAAGAAACCTGCCGTAAATATTGGATCAGTTGGTCTAACCCCAGGTGTAGTGTCTACATCAATTTCATATCCAGTTTTAATTTGTTTTATTCCACCACCAAGAATATTTTGATATCCATATGGACCATAGATTGGATTACCATCATATGCAAATCCTATAATTGGCGAGTGTACTTTATTGTTTGGAGTTTCTACATTATTCTGAGTAAAGTTATCACCCAACTGATATCTCAGTTTTTTAGGAACGAAGAAATTAACAAACTGAAGTCCTAGAGTTTCATTTCTACTTGGTAGTAAAAATCCATCGTCTTCATCAGAGATTTGATCTTTAAGTTTCTCTACCTGATTGACTTTCCAGTTAGTTACGTTAGCTAAGAATTTAGCGTTCTTACCCCTAGCCTCAACAGAAAGTGTAGTACTTCCATTAACATAACCAACACCACCATTCAGAACTTTAACTGAGGTGATTTTGCCAGATTCTACAGTAGGAACCAAATCTGCAAAATTTCCTTCTCCGTTAATAATAATATCAGAATCTAGTCGATAACCATGACCTTTATTGATAATTTTAACATCAACAATAGTACCATCTACAATAATTGGTGCAAGAAGAGCTTTGCTTTGTATTTTTGTAGTTCTTGCATCTGGTCTTCTATGATAGTTGAATTGACTTGTACATCCATAAGAAACTCCACCATCTTCCACAAAAACATCATCAATAGATCCAAGAATTTTTGGTTCTAACTCTGGTTCTACAATATCAATATCTCCTTGTTCTGCAGTAGTATTGATAGAAATGACAATTTTAGGATATGCAAAGGTGTGAGTACCTATACCAATATCGTTGAAACTAATAAACTTTTTATGATCGTAATTTTCAGTAGGTACAATAGTTCCAGCAATAGCAACTCTAAATCTATTTGTGTCTAGTACATCTATGTAATAATCAGCACCAGTTTGCATTCCAGATATTACAGTATTAGTAGTAAAATAATGTACTACTTCTCCACTGTTAAATCCATGATTTCTTGCGTAAATGTATGAATCATATGTATTAATTCCAGACCTGTTGCCAATAGTATTGACAGAAGGAATTTTTACAGCTCTATTGGAATATCCCTGTCCTTTTTCCTTTACATAAATTGTACTTATAGTATTTTTTACAGTAAGACTCTCAATCGCATGGAAACCAGAACTAATTCCAGTAATACTGATAGTATTAATTCCTGCGGCAGCGTCTTGTGGAGTGCTGTGAAGTTTTACGATTTGTGTAGTGGGTGTGGAAACGTAATAGTGTGAATCTCCAACCAAACCTCCAATATTTGCATTCTTATTACTGTTATAAATTACTTCTTCACCAACTTGAAGATTGTGATTTTCGCCAAAGTTGATTGTATTTGCAGCAATATCAATACCAGGTTGAGTTGGTTTGAACTGGAGAACTGTTCTTGTTTTAACTAAATTTGACTCTAAAACGCAACCAGTTCCATTTCCACCAGTAATAGAAATATCAGGTTTAGAAGCATATCCAACACCAGCTTTCAATACTTTAATTTCTTGAACAGATCCACTAACATTGACATGTGCTTTACAACCAGATCCCTGAGGATCAACAATTTCCAACTGTGGTGGATTAATTACATCATAATCTTCACCAGAATTTGTTACTTGAATGTCAGCAATTCTTCCATAAAATACATTTTCATCAAATAATGTTGGAGATAGGATTTCAACCCCATTTCCCAACATTCCGATATAACGATTATCGGTTGATCTACGATTTTTATCATCAAAGAAATTTTTCTCTTTGGATAAGTTAAATTTCTTAAATAATTTTTGATTTTGAATATTTTTATTTTCGTAACTTGCTCTAAACAAATTACCAACTACCCCACCATTTGGAGTAACTGAAACATGTTTGTCTCCAAAAGAATCCGCCTTACTGAAGGATAGTGATAAGTTATCCTTATCTATAGAACTTATGAAATAAAATCCAGTGTCAACACCAACAGCCGCAGCATCTGTTGGAATAAAATATACATTTTCTCCATTATAAAATCCATGATTAGTGGAGTTTATAACTTCGGTGGTGTTCACACCAACGACACTCAATGGTTTTTTAGTATCAGATGCAAATATCTGATAGTTTGGCATTCCAGTAGAAGTTACATAAAAATCTTTTTCGTTCGGAGTTATATAAGTATTCTGAACACCTGTTGGAATTTTTGAAATATAATTAAATGCACTATTATAGTGACTTCCTTTTAAAATTCTCTTGGATAAAATAACAGAATCACTAATAGTATGATTTGTCGATGTTATTTGAACAACTACTTCTTGGGAATACTTTTTTATTTCATTAGCCGATGGATAAACAATATCAACAATAGTTCCTTGAGAAGTCCTAGATTGTTCATCGGAAAGACTTACTAATTGTCCTACGTAAAATATAATTGAGTCAAATAATTTTATACGATACTTATTTGAATCTACCTGACTGACAGATTCAATTGTGTGGTCTGTTGGAATGTTATATAACCAGCTATTAAATTCTCTGAAGTCTCTAAGATCTTTACCGAACCCAGAAAGGGAAATTACATCATCTACTTTCAGATTAGAAGTTGCACTAAAGTCAATATCATCAACAACATTGGTAAGTAGAAAGTCAACTCTGGACGTTTGTCCAAATCCAATATAACTATATGCAAATTTATCTTCAACAATGGAAGAATTTACTTCTAATTCTGCACTAATTCCTTGACAACCTAAAAACTGATTGGTAGTTTTATCTGTGTAAGAGACATTGATATAATTATTAGAACCCTTTGGCTTGATATGTACGTTACCGGCCTTTGAGAATCCAACGGTAGAGTCTACTAGAATGTTGTCAGACCCCGCTGGCACGTCCTCTAAGAGTCTTGTTTTACCAGACGCCTCGAATAGATTGGAGAAGTCTGAAGAGTCCAAGGAAACCTCATAGAAGTCTCTTCCGTCTATAGGTCTATATTCAATATTGTAAATTGAAGATGATACAGTACCAACACCAGCAATATTTTGCAGAAGTGGATTTCCTTTAATTAGTAGTGGATCTCCGCCACTAACTTTTTCTAAAAGAACATTTTTTGTAATAAAATAATTATTATCAGACGGGACCAACATGAAGTCCTGTGGTTTAATAATTTCAACATCTTGTCCAAAAAGAACTTTGAAAAGAATTTTATATGAAGTATCAGTTCCTTTTGCTCTATAAAAATCTTTTGCCCTTGTTAAAATATTTTGAATATCAACACCATCTGTGAATTTCCTGTTTTCAAATCCAGGTAAAAATTCAGCTTTAAATTTAATAAAAAATTCTTGTAAGAAAAGATTGCTTAAGTTATAGACTAATGTTCCTGCAGCATGATCTGCACTATTAGAATCTCTAAAACTTAAAAATTCAGTATCTTCAGCAGATTTGATAGAATCCGTTCCACTAAAACCTCTTGTGCAATTTTCAAAAGTTGTTGCTGTTTTAGTTTGATAATGGATTATCTCATCATCAATTTTTAATAATCCATTTTTATCTGGCCAACCTAAAGTACTAGCTACCTGAATAGTATCATCAATTGTTGTGATACTTGTTAGAGAAGCAGTATAAGGGATTAGATTATCAATCCTAAACTCTTCAATATTTTTATATTCCTTTAAATTTACTGCAAGATCAGCCGCACCACCCCTAAAATCTAAGGATTTGTAATATTGTTTAAGAAAACTAGTAAACGTAGGAGCGTCCTGAAGTAAAAAATCAGGAATCTGAGATTCGATAATCTCGTTGATGCTAACTCTCTTTTCTGTCATTTTATCTTGTAAACTGTCCGTTTAGGTAGCTAGATGTAGGAACAAACAATGTTGCAGCAGTATTCTCGCCTGAGGTAATGGTATCCTCCACTGTATTTACCACAGAATTGCCAACGTCAATTTGGAGATATAGATCTTTCAGTCCAATAATGTCATTCGATTCTGGTACTGCTTCCACTTCAATAACATTATTATTTAACGTAGTAGATGTTATATTTACAACATCTAAAAGTATCTCTCCTTTAACGTAATCAATTGTTCCAGCATTTATCTTAACAATTGAAGGAATGTTATTGACAAGTTTAAAGAAAAAGACTCTACCTGTACTATTATCAGTAGCGATATCACCCATGTACAGGGTATCATTCACACCAGATATTTTAAATCCAGATGATTTAATAGAATATCCGTCTTTTTTAATATAGACTTTATTTCCAAAACAAATTTCATAAGTTGCAAAAGTGTTGAAAGCTGGAGATACATCTCTACGCATTCTTACTTTTGTAATGTTGGAAGTAATCGCTTGATCTGTGTCGTCAATTAGTGCATTAATTTTTGAATATTTAACTCTTCCACCGAAATTGTTAGTATCACTCGATCTCGAATATGTTGTTAAAGTATTAAGTACTTTTGTTCTAATTAAGGAAACATCCGAAGTCTGGTTCTTGTTATAATAAATTGTAGTGTCAAATTCAACAAACAAATACTTAAGATCAATAAGTTCGGGTTTAATACCCGCAATTGAGTACTGTTTTAAAGATCTTGAGATTTCTTCCTTTGTAATTTGAGAAAGAGTGTTTGCCCCTCTTGGTTTAATCGAAATAAACACCTTTCCGTACTCTGGAGGATCCAACTCCTCACCCCCGTAGGCGGTCACAGAATCGATGTTAGTAAAAATATATGGAATGAGTCCTTTATAGTCTGCGGCGGTCACGGCACGGAACTGTGAGGAGTATACACGGGGTGCCAGGTACTTAATAGAGTCGAGAGTTTCAATATCGTCTCCATTTTGTGCTGCAGAAATTGTTCTTAGTGCAGAAAGTCCACTTGTTATTGGATTTGCGTTATTATCCTTTAAAATTCCCGAGAAAGTGAAATTTACAGCTCCATTTCCTTCCCTACCACCACTCACAATGTATGAAACTTCAATAATTGATCCAGAATCAGGTTTTTTACCCAAAATTCCGTCACCAAAGCGAACTTCATACCTCTGATCGGTAACTTCTTCCAATAAGAAGAGTCTAGAATTACTATCGACGTTCAAAATATCGGTATAAAGGCTATATTGCTCAGTTACATTCGTTTTTACAGTAACTCTTACCGTTGTGGTGTCGATATTTGCGTTTGGAAGAATAAATCTTTGGTTAGGAATTGAAGAATCGACAGTAAAAGTGTTTTTTACGAAAATTCCTTCATAAATTTCAAGATTTTCAAAGGTGGCTTGACCTTGACTGTCCACTAAAGTAGTAAAATCTTCAGGAATCGAATAAATGTATGAAGTATCGGTTAAACCACCCTGTGCAACCTGTCCGGCTTTAAGAGTAACAGTTCTAACATCAGTGCTATCAGTCAAAATGATGTTAAAAGCGACTCTTGCTCGTGCAGAACGAACAGATCTTGGGGTATATCCAATATTTCTCGCTAATGCAACAACATTTTCTCTCAATGTTGCACTATCAAGGAACACCTCGTTCACTGTCATGTTCGTATTGAACGCAGTGATGTACGAGTTATACGCTAATAGGTCAATTAAGACTGAAAAGTTAGATCCTTCAAAGTCA